CCATCTTAACGATGTCACTGAATGCTCCCCATGGAACAAATGTAGGATCCGCTTTTGCGAATGATTTTTCTTCGTTAACAATTGATTGCATTTTAGCCTTTGGTGATATATCTATCACATTTGATTCAACTGGCTGAAGCATACTTGTTAGATCATAAGTTCCGATTTTAACTCTGTTTTCCTTTTGCATAAGAGGATTGTAGTCTTTACCGGTATAACCCATAGCCTTACCAGTACTTTCTATCAGACCTTTTCGAAAAGAAGTCTGATCTGGGTAGTTCGTAGCCAGTTCATTTAGGATGTTTTGGGTTGAGATTTTCATATCTTTCATAATGTAGGTCCTTATCATTTAATATAGGTATATTATATCATAGTTTAGGCGTTATGTAAACAGTTTTGGTGAAATTAATTCACTTTTTTTAGATTATTTAGTTATAAAAATACACTTTCTTATACACATCACGCTGAGTGAATCTAATTTAAGTATCAATAGGGTAACCTTAACAAGTTCACAGAGATTCACTATGCTACGATCCTTCCAAAGGTTGTCATCAATACTTTGTTCTGCTTCTTACTCTTTGAGTATTTTTTAAATGCGTTTGCCATTTGATTTTTAGTTTGGTCAGAAGTAACACCAAATTCATCATCTTCAACAGCCAAATTGTTACCACCCTTGATCAAGTAGAATTCATCGTAGCCTAAGGCAGATTTACGAACAACACATTTGTTTTTTCTGTATTCTTTATTAGCTTCGTTTCTGTGACTATCATCCCAGCCATGAATTTGAGCTATTTTGTGATTAAACATTCTGTTATCATCTGCCATAAAGAAGCCAATAGTACTAGTGTTGTATCGCTTGTTTATGTTTTCGAGCAAAGCTTGAGTAACGTTATTAGTATTTTCAGCTTTAACCATTTTGCCATCGATTCTCATGTTAATACCTTTAAACATTCCTCGAGTTTCGACTTTATTATCTTCAAGTCCACCATCTCTAAAAGCTTGTATTCGATTAGCATCACCATCAGATAGTACAACTAAATTCATTTTTTCAACTGCATTTTTACCTTTGAACTCTTTAATTAAAGAGTGAGCCATAACTAAAGCTTGATTAAGTGGAGTAGAACCAAAGTCTTCACATGGAGCAGATACTTCACGAGCTACGTAATATGATCCCTTTGCTCTTAAATATAAAGCTTTGATAGAGTCAATAAAATCAGCTTTTTTAAGCTTTGACGATGTTAACATTGGCATTGCTAGATCATCAAGATCCATATCTCCATCAAATAGTAAACCTCTGTTACGAAGATCGTAGTAGTTTAATTTTTGATTTGTTGTAGTAAATGCATAAACATCAAACGGAATATTGACTTGCTTACAGAAGAGAACCAAGTGTATCAACTGCTCTAAAACTTTAGGTAATGATTCATACATAGAACCAGAGTAATCAATCAACATAATCATACCATGGCTTTTAGCATCGTGTAATCTAGTTGTTTGCTTAAAGATGTCTTCATTAGTTTTGTATGAATATAGCTTGTTAACATCAATAACACCGGTTTTTGCTGTAGTAGCCTTTGCCCACTGAGTAGCAGCTTTTCTCATTTCAAACTCTTTTACTGCTATGCCAACGCTTCTTTTAACATCTTTCATATACTTAGGAAATTGTTGTTCGAGAGAATTAACTTCTGCCACTACGTGGAGATTCATAGTATCTCTTCGTAGTTGTCTTTGAGCCTTGAGTTCAGCGTAAGGTATAACAATATCCTTTTTAACTTCTTTTGAAATATCTTCAACTGCAAGAATCTGTCTACCATCTTCATCAATGTCTAAAAGAGAACTTTCATTACTTCTAAAAGCTTCATCAGTAATAGAAACGCTTCCCTCACTGCCTTTTGTTGGAGCTTGATCTTCGTCTAAATCTTCTTCTGCTTGTTCATCTTCCTCATCTGAAGAACCTGGAGCATCAGTCTCTTCTTCGCTTTCCTCATCTCCACTATCATAACCTTCTGAATCGTTTTCTTCAGAATCATCGTTAGGTTCTTCAGTTTGATCGTCGTTGTTATCTTCTTCTTCGTCTTTGTCTTCTTCTAGTGATTTATCATAAGCTACGATATCTTTAACAAGATCAAGAACTTCTTGAAAATCTTCAGTTGTATTTGCTCTATCCATAAAGACTTGTTCTTCATCATTAAACTCAAGCTCTACGTGAGCTCCAACTTTAGCTTGAAGATTAATCTTATCAATGATTCTTAGTGATGACATATCAATATCGTCAGTGCCAAAGAAGTTATCATCAAACAATTTAGCATATGCTCTAGAAAATGGACCAACTAAACCAGGATAACGTGATTTGACCTTTCGTTCAATCCTAGCGTCTTCGACGACATTAATGTATGACCTAGGACATCCAACTAATTTCTCAGGACTATCATGCCAACCTTCATATGGAGTTTCTAACGCGTGACCAACTTCATGACCTACAAATAGATCATATACGTCTTTACCCATATCTTTCCACAAAGGAAGACCAAGCACTCGATTCTTGATATCAAACCATGGAGTCTGATAATTACCATGTCTGATAGAGATATTCTCTTTTGCTAAGAGTTTTGGTAAGCTAGAATTATGATACATGTATTGCCCCTTTCCGTATAATATGTATATTATATCATAGTCCAGGGGCATTGTAAACGTTTCGAGTGAAATAAACCCAATTATTTTAGATCATTTTGTTATATGCTTATAACTATTTGATCTTAGAAAAGTTGCGATCTTTAATAAATTCAATCTTAGATCTAAACTTATTCTCTAGTATATCACCTTTATGAGAGATGATAAAGACGTTAGTGCCATCTTCGAGTGTATTTAGAATCTTAGTCAAATTGTCTATACCATCATGATCTAAAGAAGAATCAAAGGTTTCATCCAATACTAAAAGATTAGTTGCAGCAGAGTTCTTCATCTTAGCAATCTGTCTCCAAGTAAAGAGTAAAGCCAAATCGATACGTTGCTTTTCGCCTTCACTAAAAGATGTATAGTTAAATGCATCTCTATGACGTGACCTAATAGTTTCAGTAAAGCTTTCATCGAGATGGAAAGCAACAAAGAAATCTAAGACTTGAAGATACTGATTAATAAGTCTATTCATTACTGGCAAATACTGTTTGATAACTTTAGTCTTAATACCGGTATCTTTAAGCATTTCACCGATTACTTCATTGTACGTACGCTCTTCAACATAAGCAAGTTTCTTTTCAGTAATAGTATCTTTAGAGTCTCTTAGATCATCAAGTTCATTTTTAGCAGTTTTTATATCTCCAGATGATTGTAACAACGTACTAATTTCTTTCTGAATCTTTTCAACTTCCCTTTGAATTAGATTAATCTTATCGTTATTACTATTAATGTGACGTTGCTTAGCTAAAAGCTCTTTCATATTATTTTGACAAGTTACTAAGTGAGCTGAAGTAGCTGTATTATCAGCCTCTAATTCTTGCATCCCTTTTTGAATATCTGCAGCTGATTGCTTAATCTTAGATAATTTGCTTTCTTTAATAGATACATCAATGTCTTGATCACATGTAGGACAATGTTCATGTTCTTCAAAAAACTTAGCATCACTAACTAAATCTTTAATCTTAGACTTATATACTCTATCTTCAGATTTAATATCAGATATTTTTCTACTAAGATCTTCGTGCTTAGAGTTTTCGATCTCAGTTAAAGCGTCAAGATTCTTTCCAAGTTCACTAGATTGACTTACTAAGCCTTTAACTTCAACTTCGTATGTCGATATGGAATCTTCTTTAGACTTAATCATATCTTTATTAATAGACTGTAAGTCTCTGATATATTTATTCTGAGTATCTATTTTAGTTTTATATAAATCTAATGAATGGTTTATTTCAGATAGTTCTTCTTTAATCTTAGAATTGCGTTCTTTCAATAATGAATTCATTTTACTAAAAATATTAATGTCTAATAGATCTTCAATAACTTCTCTACGCTGACCAACCTGTAATTGCATGAATGGAATAAAAGAACTACTACCCAATACAACAACTTGATGAAACGATTTATGATTTAGCTTAAGTATATTTTGTTCTAAGTACTTTTGAAAATCACGAGCATTAGAAGCTTGATTTATCTGATTACCGTTTTGCCATATTTCAAATTTACCAGGTTTAATAGTTCTATGAATTCTAAACTCAGAATTACCAACATTAAACTCAACTTCAACAATAGTACCTTTCTTATTGATACTATTAACTAACTGATCTTTTTTAATATCTCTATGAGGCTTACCAAATAGACCAAATGAAAGAGCGTCCAGCATTGTGGATTTACCAGCGCCATTTGAACCTACCACCAATGTTGATGCTGTTTTATCTAGCTGTACTTTAATTGTATCATTGCCAGTCGAAAGAAAATTCTTCCAACTGACGCTTTTAAAATGTATCATACGACCTCGAGATTCTGTGCTTCAGTATATAGTTTTCTTAATTCGACTTTGATGTGGTCTTTATCCAAATCAGTTTCAACTGCGTCGACATAAGTATCAAGTAAGACTCCAGTATCTTCTAATGATACCTTTTCATCTTCCACGCTGTCACCAAGATACTCCTCAAAGGTTTCAGCGATTTTAAGTTCATACGTTTCAATGCTTTGTAATTTATCAACAAAACGATCAAACATATAAAGATCAGTTTTGTTTACAACGATAAGCTTAATAAATTTATGTTCAAACTCTGAAACATCAATAGTATTATAATCAGTTTTAGCATCATCGTATACTATCTTTTTAAACATAGTAATGGGATTACGTACTGGAATTACTTCACGAGTTTCAGTATCTAAGATGTGGAAGTACTTAGGATCATCACAATCAGACCAAGTAAACTCCATCTGATTACCTAGATAATGAACGTTTCCTTGACTAGATTTAGTATGGAAATGACCAGTTAATACACTTTCGAATCTAGAAAAGATATCAGCGTTCATACCGTGAGGATTAGTTATACCAGCCATAAGCTCAAATCCTTTTAACTCAAGATGAGCTCCAAGAATAGATGCATTACATGTCATAGCCCATTTAGTATATTCTTCATAGTTTGCGCTATTAATCCAAGGTAATACACCAACCTTTAAACCGTCATAATCTAAGACGGTAGGTTTCATTATAATATTAACGTTGGATGTGAAGTAGCCAAGTAGTTCTTTGAGTGAGCATAATTCGTTTGTATTCTTGAAATATACATCGTGGTTGCCAGGAATAATATCCATTGTAATACCAAGATCACGCATAGGCTCAAGAAAGTGTTTACGATTAGCATTAAGCGCCTTGAAGTTAACAAACTTGCGATGCTCATAATAATCTCCTAAATGTAAAATGTTTGTAATACCATGCTCTTTTAGGTATGGAAAAAAGATCTCTTCATAAAAACGCTCCTGATAGTTTAAAAATATATCAGACGAGTTTCTTACGCCACAATGCGTATCATTCAATATAGCAACTTTCATAATTACACCATAAACAATTCTAGTTTTTCTTTCTCTTTTTCGATCTTCGCAAACTCTTTAATCTTAGCATCCTTAGTTCTAATCTGATCGATCCTCTGCCTTAAGGTATCTACATATTCTAACGTTTGAGCAGCTCCATTTTCATCCATACCCATAGCAGCAAAATCTTCAATACCCATTCTTTCAATGTATCTAAACTTGATTTCTTGCTGCTTCTTCTCTTTAGTGATACGTCTTATAAATGCAAAGAAACAAATCTGAGTAAAATACGAGAATGCGTTTGGATTACCGGTTCTAGTAGCAGTTTCAATCTTATAGTTATTAATAGCTCTTAGACAGTTTTCAACACCATCCATTACCATCTCTTCTCTATAAGTGTACCGAACGAAGTTCGGTCTGTGAGACAGTCCTTCAGATATTTTCATGAAACATGCAGCAACGTAATTTGGAACCTTAGGGATTTGAGCATCTTTAGATTTAGCTTCTATTACGGTCTTAACGTACTCAACTACTGCTAATGAGAATTCCTTGTTATTGACATAGTGTGGCTTAGCTTTTGGTTTGATTTTAGTGGTCATTTATATCTCCTAATAATGTAATATTATATCATAGTTTGGGTCAAATGTAAACAATTATTTTATTTTATTTTTTTTCACTATTAGGTGAATTAAACGTTTACAAATGGTCGAAAGTATGATATAATATAGATGTTACCGGGGAGGTTAGGGGTATACAACAATTAATGTATGGTTGGTTCAATGGTTTCTTCATCTCTAATGTCATCTTCAATCATCGATTCACCTTCCAATTCATACTCTTCTAGATCACGATTAATCTCATCTCTAATCATATCTTGACATGAATACTTGATGTAAGACTCTTTGGTCTCTTCAACAACTTCAGTATGATTGATCACGAACCTTTTCATAATTTTATAGATCTTCTTATCAGAGAAGGGAAACCAATCTCCAAAAGTAAAAGTACCATCAGGTGATACCCTTACGACCGCAGGTCGTTCTACGATAAAAGCGTGTTCACTTGAACTTTGGACATAACAAATGAGGTCTTCGCTATTCGTTAGTTTAAAGTGTCTTATATCAATTTTATTAATAGATTCCATTTATATATTTATATCATGAATTTTATAGTCAAATTTCTCTTTACTATAAATCTTGATCCTCTCAGCAGCATGTAATAATGTATAGTTCTTTTTTGACTTCCAATGTAAATCATCAGCAATATCGAATACCTTAGTATCTATACCATCAGCAGACTTTCTTAATCCTCTACCGATGCTTTGCAGAACCCTAATTTGAGACTTACTTGGTGAAGCAAAAATAATGTTATGTAGACGCTTAATATTAATACCTGTAGAGAAAGTGCCCATACTAGCGACAATGATCGCGTTATCTTGTTTCTCTGTGATCGCTCGTATCTCTTCCCGCGTGTCCACATCGGTCTCACCTGAGACATAGAATAATCTCCTCGTATTTCTTGGAAGCTCATCGAACTTCTTCTTTAATAAATCGTGTAATGGTTTACCATGTTTATCTACAAACTGAAACAATATCAGAGAATTACCTTCTTGATCCATAGCTAAGTTTGCTATAAAGTTATTTCTAGCTTCGTACTTTACAATAAAATCAATTTCGTCTTGGTATTTCATTTTAGATACAAGCTTACAATACTCATCACTATACTTCAATAGCAAGACAAATATGTCTAGTTGTGATAAGGAATTCTCTTCCATTAACTTTTTAGTTGTGGTAACCTTAAATACTGGACCAAACAAACCTTCGAGTACTAACTGATGTGTTTGTGATCCATCCAAGGTTCCTGTTGTACCAATCCTGTACTTAGCGTTAACACATTTTTCTAGTATAGATGTCAACGACTTTGCCTTAAAGTTATGAGCTTCATCTCCAACAACCATTCCAAAATCTTGAAACCAATTAGAGTTTTCTTTATAGATTGACTGCCACGTAGTAATAATAACTCTTTGCTTTATGTTATACTTCTCTTTACCAGAATAGATCTTATGACAATTATCACCTACGTTCCACTCATCAGTTCCAGAATAATCTCCAAAATCTGAATACATCTGTTCAACTAACGACGTTGTAGGTACAATCAGCAGTACGTTTCCTTGATTCATTTCTAAGTGGTATCGAATAGCCAGATATATGATCAGACTCTTTCCGGAAGCCGTAGGGCTTAAAAGCAATGACTTCTTTTCCTGTAGCGCCCTCGACAGTGCATCAAGTTGGTACGACCGGGGTGTTATACCTACTCCGTTCACAGAGAGTGACAGACTGTTCAGGAAGCTTTCTATATCATGCAATTCTTCAGTATCGGGCCTTCCATACATAGAATTGTCTTCGCAAATGAGTTCATACCCTCTAGCTTGGGCAAATTCCTTGATATATTTGAATAAACCACCATATATCACCTTCTTTCTTAAGTCAAATAGGCGTATTTTGCCATCCCACATACGATTTTTGTACGCTGGCATGAATTTATACCCTGGAACGAAGAAACAAAAGTGTTCTGTTAACTCCATCTCTATCCCTGGTTCGGTCACAACATGGAGGAAGACTTCATTCTTCTTTTTGACTATAATTTTTTCCATTACATCCCGCTAGTAAATTTATTCCACTCGATTATGTTTTTAATATTCTGATGACGCCACTTGACATTTTCCATTATCTCTTTTAGTGTGTCTATCATTTCTTGCGTATAATGCATTTTAGCTTGATGTTCTTGGATTAATGGATCAGCATCATACCATTTGTCCATATCACCTTTTAATACCGTAAGTCCATTCAATGGATCATATGACCAACCCTTTGCGTCCATTTCAGCTTGGGTAAGTTTACCATTGTAATGCATAAATTTGTCTCTCAATAATACTTTAAATTCAAGTTCTAATTTCTTGAATCTTAATTTATTAACTGAGTATAGTTCTAAGTACTTCGAATGAAGCTTTGCAGAATCTCGAGCTGACTTATCCAGTTCGAGTTGATCAATGACTGAATCTTTCTTCCACATTTCAAGTATTGTTTCTAGGCTATTCATTATATCTCCATAGTATAAAATTATTTATATGTATACAGAAAGGACATATTTCTGTATACTCTGTGTAAACTTATATATTTACGTTACTTCAAAGTACGTATATTTAAATGTTACATCAGCTTGTAAGTATTCAATGTCAGTCTGTTGTGTCGAAAATTCAACAGCGGCTAAACTAGTTGGGAAGCAATCTCTAAACGTTATTTCCTTTGTTACATTATTATGACTACTCAATATAGAAAGAGTAGCATCTGATTTAAATGACTCTCCCTTTTGAATTATATTATGCATCCAATTAAACATTTCAATATAGTTTTCCATATCTTCTGTTATATTAAATCGAATTGATAGATCGCCAAACGCGATTCGATCACCAGTCATTCCCATATTAGATGTCTTATATGGTGTAGGTACATCCGATAAAGATAAATCTGGAAGCGTTACTGATGTGCAAAAATATTCTATATTCGAATACTGAGTAGAATCGATTTTGAATTGAAACCCTACTGGGCTTAAAAAGTTTTTATTTGATGTAGTCATATATCTATTTATACTCTTTAAATGTTAGAATGTGCCATCCTTGGCCGGCTTGCTCCTAAAACTTTACTTATTTAGCTTCGGTCTTTTCAACACCAGTCTTCTCAGCTACACCTTTAA